TATTAAATGAAAATGCAAGTAAAAGTAGTCCAGCAGATGCAGATTTTAACTTTCAGAGTGTTGTTCTTGATGCAAGATATGGAACAAATAACCAATTAGTTATAGCTGGAATAGAGTCAAGCGATCCTGTTAACTCAAGTCCTATAGCTGGTTTTCCTAGACCTTGTACTGTTGCAAATAGTGGAGTCTCACAAGCTATCTCTCTTAATAAAAATGCTGTAAGAGTGACGGTATCTTTTCCTCAATTGCAGAAGGCTAAAGATAATGGAGATTTGCTTGGTTCAAGCGTTCAATTACAAATACAATTACAAACAAATAATGGTAGTTTTCAAACAAAGATTACAGATACTATTACTGGAAGATCTGCTGACTTGTATTCAAAAGAATATAGAGTTAATTTACCAGCATCATATTCTCAAGCAGCAGTAAAAGTTTTAAGAGTAACAGCAGATAGTACAGATAATTCTTTAAAAGATGAGTTTAGTGTTTCTGTAATGCAAGAGATTGTAGATGACCCACAAACTTATCCTGATTCTGCTTATGCACAATTAAGAATAGATTCAGAACAGTTTAGTTCTATACCAAAAAGAGCATACAGAATTAGAGGAATAAAAGTAAGAATACCAGCACCTAATGGTGGATTAACTCCAACTGTTGATTTGCAGACAGGTAGAATCATATATCCAGCAAATTATGTATTTAACGGAACAATGGCTGCTGCTACATGGTGTAGCTGCCCTTCAATGATCCTTCTTGATCTTCTCACGACTAAACGCTATGGCTTCGGAACTCACATCTCACCAAATCAAGCAAATGATTCTGAGCTATATGAAAACTTAGATTTATATAGTTTTGTAGCTGCTTCTAGATATGCTAATACTTTAGTGGATGATGGATTTAGTGGACAAGAAGCAAGGTTTAGTTGCAACGTAAATATTCAATCATCAAGAGAAGCCTTTGATCTTATAAAAGACTTGGCATCAATAATGAGATGTATTCCAATATGGTCACAAGGTTCGATTTCAATTATCCAAGACTCACCAACAGATCCTAGTTACTTGTTCAGTTTAGCCAATGTAACTCCAGAAGGATTTAGCTATACAGGATCTAGTCTCAAGCAAAGACATTCTGTTGTAAGTGTTAGTTATTTTAATATGGATTCTAGAGAGATGGATTTTGAAGTATATGGTGATGGCAATAGTACAGCAGAAGTTAATAGGAGAGCAAAACTTGGGATAGTTTATAAACAAGTAAAAAGTTTTGGTTGTACTTCTAGAGGTCAAGCTCAACGTCTTGCTAGAGCAATCGTCTTCTCGGAAGAACAGGAATCTGAGGTTATAAATTTTTCTACGTCAATTGATGCTGGAGCGATAGTAAGGCCGGGAAGTGTTATTGCTGTAAATGATCCAGTTAGACAAGGAGATAGAAGATCTGGTCGTATTGCTGCTGCAACTACTACTCAAATCACAGTTGACGATACTGCTGATCTTTTTAGTTTTGGAGGTGGCAATAAAGAATGTAGTGTTATTATGCCTGACGGAACAGTTGAAAAAAAAGCTTGTACTGTTGTTGGAGACAAAATAGATCTTACAAGTGCGTTAAGTACAACTCCTAATGTTAATTCTATTTGGTTGTTAGAAAGTGATGGAACAGGAGAAGAACCACAAACTTTTAGAGTTGTAAGTGTAGAAGAACAAGATGGAGTTAACTATTCTATTAGTGCTTTAGCTTATAGGTCTGATAAATATACAAATATAGAATCTACAGATTTCCCTACATTACCAGCAAGAAATATATCAAGATTAAACGAATTAAAGCCAGCACCAACTATAAAATTACCAATTTTAGAAGAAATAGTTGAAGTTAATAATATTGCTATAAACAGAATCCTTATATCTTGGCAGCCTGTAGCTGGTGTGACTCAATATCAAATTCAATATAGATTTGAGAATACCAACTGGGTAACACAAGTTGTATTTAGACCTGATATAGAAATAATGAATACACAGGCTGGAACGTATGATATAAAAGTTTTTTCTTATAATGCTGGTGGGTTGTTATCATCAACTCCATCTTCTACTCAATTCAACGCAGAAGGAAAAACAGCAGTACCGAGTGACGTACAAAACCTTACTTTAGAACCAGTTAACGATAAATTAGTTAGATTAAGATGGGATAAATCAGTAGATGCTGACGTTTTACATGGAGGTCGAGTCTATATTCGACACTCAAATAAGACTGATGGTACAGGAACTTTTGCTAACTCTGTTGACTTAGTGCAAGCTGCTGCTGGTAACACAACAGAGGTTGTTGTTCCAGCTTTAGAAGGTGAATATATTTTAAAATTTAGAGATGATGGAGAAAGATTTAGTACAGGAGAAACAAGTGTAATCTTAGATTTACCTGACATGGTTGATTCACAGGTAATTCTTACAGAAAGAGATGATGATAATAATTATCCGGGTACAAAGACTCGTACTAGCACTACAAGTAACGTCTTAAGTCTTACGAATCCAGCAGCAACCAATGGATTGACAGGTACTTATGATTTTCAAAATACAATAGATTTAGGCGGTGTATTTTCTTTAAATTTAAAAAGAATTTTACAAACAATTGGAGTTGAAATTGGTAATACTATTGAATCTCAAATTCCAGATTTACCTCCTAGTTTAGGTGGGCCGTCTGGAGGTGGTTGGGATAACTATGCAACTAATGGTAATTTTGATGGTACTGCTATTGAAGATGTTAATGCTCAGATGGTGGTAAGAACAACTCAAACAAATCCCTCTGGTTCACCTACTTATAGTGGATTTAATACTTTTGCAAATGGAACATTCAAAGGGAGAGGATTTCAATTTAGATTAAATCTAAGTTCTGAAAATACAGGTCATAATATTAATGTAATTCAAGCTGGATTTGTTGCTTCTTTTGAATCAAGAACTGAAAGGAGTTATGTAAGCGGTGGCTCTACTTCAACTTTACCTTTATCTTCGGGTACTTCATCTTCTGGTTTAGATGTGACTTTTGCAAAACCATTTTTTGTGGGTACTTCTAGCTTGGGAGGGATTCGTCAATATAAACCTTCTCTTGGTATAACAATCATGGGTGCTAGTGCTGGTGAATATTTCACTATAAAAACAGATGCTAATGGTGATTTTTTAAATGCAGCAGGAGCAGTTATAACAGGAACAGGATTTAATATAAGTATTAAAGATGGTAGTGATAATCCAGTTGATAAAAAATTTACATTTCAAGCTGTCGGTTATGGCAAAGGGGTGTAATATGGAGGAAAGTATTTCTTAAATGGCACAAGTAGCTAACAAAGATATTGCGAATAGTTCGGGTGCTGCGGTAAGAGCAGATCTTAACCTTGCGTTAGCTGCTGAAGCGTCTAATAATTTTGGAGATAAATCACAAGTTGGTCAAGTTTTACCATGTGAATTTGTTGCAGATAATTCTACCTCGCCTAAAAAGTTATTAATAAGGTCAACTACAGGAGATGATGGCACTTCTGGTACAACTCCTACATATTTTGATGTTGGAAATTTAGATGAGGCAAATTTAGGACTTGTAAAAAGGGCTGGAGATACGCTTACAGGGCCATTGTTAGTTGATGACGGTTCTGGAGCAAGCACTCCAGCACTATCTTTTGACGGAGATAATGATACTGGAATTTATAGAGCATCAGCAAATACAATAGGATTTTCTACTGCTGGTACGCAGAGGGTAGGGATAAGTAATGCTGGTTTAGATATGTTGAACGCGTTGCCTATTAGGTTTCAAGATTCTAGTGGTTCTCCTTTTGTATCTCTTCAATCTCCTTCTTCATTATCAGGAAACTTAGCTCTTACTTTACCTCCAGCAATAGTAAATGGTGGTTTCATGCAAACTGACTCATCAGGTAATTTAAGTTTTTCTATCGTTGAGGGTGTACCAACTGGATCTGTTTTTTGTTTAGCTGTTAATACAGTTCCTACAGGATATGTAAAATGCAATGGTGCTTCTTATTCAAGAACAGGAACATATGCTGCTTTGTTTGCAATCATAGGAACTACTTATGGGGCTGTTGATGGTTCTCATTTTAATGTTCCAGAATTACGAGGTGAATTTATAAGAGGTTTTGATGATAGCAGAGGTGTAGATAGTGGAAGAAGTATTAACGATCCTCAAGGTGGAGAAAACTTACAGCACAACCACACAGCATCTTCTAACGCATCAGTATCAGACTCAGGCCATTTCCACCATTCATTTAGGTCAGGAAATCAAGGAGAGCGTCAACACAATAGTAACTTAAATAGTAGTAACTTCCCTTCATCTGGTACTGGTGCTGGTAACAAAAATGAAGCATATAATATAGTTGCCAATAATGCAGAAGCAAATGTAGGTAAAACTTCAAATAAAACAACTGGAATTTCTGTTAGTGTTAGTACAAATACTTCAAATCAAGGTTCTGAAGCTAGACCTCGTAATATAGCAATGCTTTACATTATTAAAATTTAATTATGGCAATACAACCGGGAACATACAATATGACGGTGCAAAGGAGAGCAGATTTTTCTTTGCAACTGCAATTTAAAGATTCATCTGATGCTGTTATAAATCTTACTGGTTTTACAGTATATGCTCAATGTTGGGATGAAGGTAGGAATATAAAATATGGTGATTTTGCAATTACTTACACCAATAGAGTTAACGGTATTGTAGACATTGCTTTAACTGATGTTCAAACTGCTACTTTTGAAACTAATACACTTTCTTACGATGTTATGCTTGAAGACTCAAACGGATTGCGAGAGTACTACCTTGAAGGTGTTATAACTATGTCAGAGGGTTATACAACACCATGACTTCTGTTAACGTCACAACCAGTAAAAATACGGTTACTGTTAATGAAGGAGATGCAACTGTTATAACTGTTGCGACTCAAGGGCCACAAGGCCCACAATTCAGTAGTACCAATACTGGATTGAATGATTCCAGCAAAGTAAATAATTCTGTTATTTACTATGACTCTACTTCTGCTACATTTAAAGCAGATTCAACTCGTACCGTAGAAAACCTCGTTGATGGGGGCAGCTTTTAACTCATGGCTAACACAATCCGCATAAAAAGATCCACAGGATCATCAGCACCTACCACACTAGAAAATGCGGAATTAGCATTTAGTGAAGGTAATGAAGTCTTATATATAGGTAAAGGAACTGGAGGTGCAGGGGGTTCTGCAACGACCATCAATGCTATCGGTGGTAAGGGTAAGTTTTTTGATACAGATACAACAAGAACAACTAATCATGTCTTGGCTGGTGCTGCTTCTGGAAGTGCTGCTGCACCTACATTTAGGGCATTGGTAAGCGATGATATTCCTTCCATTGCACACACCAAGATAAGCGATTTTGATACAGGTGTAAGAGTTAACACATTAAATCAAATGGCTGTTCCTACAGGTTCGGTTTCATTTAACTCGCAGAATATAACAAACCTAGCTGATCCAGTAAATACACAAGATGCAGCGACAAAAGGCTTTGTTGAGGCTACATCACAAGGACTTGATGTTAAAGATTCATGTGTAGCAGCAACAACAGCAAACATAACAATATCAACTGCTCTTAACAATGGAGACACGCTAGATGGTGTTAGCCTTTCAACAAATGATCGTGTTCTTGTAAAAGATCAATCTA